TTTATTTTTTCTTCTTGTGCTTTAATAATTTCATCAGGAACTCTATAACCAAACAGGTTTGTTTGATCTTCGCCAATACCAACAAATTCAGTGCCATATGGATTCTTGTTTATTTTAGATAAATCAAATGGGCTTTGTTGAGCATCAACTGCTTGAAGTGGTTGCCGACCACCCATTTTATATTCTGGTATTTTATTACCTGCAGCTAAAAAATCTTCGAGGTTAGAGAAACCTGCCGCAATTTGTCCAGGATCATTATCAGCAATATATCTTCCCATATCTCCTTCTTGACGAAAACTAAGCATTATCTACCACCATCAGGTTTAATATCTAATCTTAGCGTACCATAACGCCAATCAGAATCTAATGTATCACTTGTTATTTTTACATTAGTTTGTCTACCTCTGCCACGTAAATCAAAAAATTTAGTTGTGGTAGTTACATCCCTGCTTATTGTAGTCCCTGTTTCTGACGGATATGTTTTAAAACCCATGGTAAGAGAAGCAGTCCCTACTTGATTTTTAAAATCAGGTATACCTCTGCTAACTGATAAAATTTGTTGTCCATCTTGAATATCAAAGTCACCTGACGTGATAAACGCCGTCATTGCGGACTGATCATCGTTGACACCCTCTTCATGTTCAAAGAATGTAGATGCACCTGCAGTCAAACCTTTTACTGTTGGTGTTGTTGCAGTAGCCGAAGGATCATATTTAGTTGCATATGGTCTTTGATATACACCGTAGTCGGTCCAGGTTGTTCTTGCTAAAGAAGATGTGTACCATGTTCTTTCTAAATAATTATATGTAACAGATCTGTTTATTTGATTAGATGTATTAGAAGCATAGAACCAAGTTACTTCGTTAAACTCTGAATTTACACCTGCAAATGTTTCTGGTTGTTGTGTAATAGAAAAATCTTCAAACACAAAATCCTGCACACTACATGGTATTTTCTTTACTGCACCATCATAAAGATAAAAAGCATTTTGTGACATCCAATATGCTATGCCATTTACATCAACAGCTGCATGCACACCCACAGCTCCACAGTTTGCACCAATTTGTACAAGTGAGAAAGTGAAAGGTGCTCCTACGAATTGTAGTGCATTAAGTGATGTATCTGTCCACACAAGAACAGCATTACGTGATCTTACTGCTGCCACAATCTTTGATCCATCTTGTATTCTAAACGATCCAGCGGTGTTTGTAGCTGTTGGAGCAAAGTCATTAGTTGTTTCTTGTGAAGCAAATCGTAAAAATAAATCATCTTGTGATGTTGAACTTCCTATTGTTGTCTCTGTACCAAACAAAAATACGTGTCTGTCAGGCATAGACACTAAATTAAATCTAGAGCTTGACGGAGTATTTGAAATAACCGTAGCCCTTGTTGCTGTACCGCTAGAAGTGTCCCACAGAAATGTTTGTCCCTTGTGCACTGTAGCAATTAAATCTTCACCAAAGTTATCAAAAGACCAGTTTCTTGCATCTAGTGTAACTGTTGACGTAGATCTTGGAGTATTCCAAGCATCAACGTTCCATGCGTCTGTACCCCAACCATAACCGTAAGCTGATTGATCTGTACCAATATTAATTTGATATTTTATATTACCAGTGCCTCCACCTCCAGATGTTGATCCAGAAGCTGCACTCGTATGTGTAACTTTGTAATTATTTGCATCTGTTATAGATGTGATCTCAAACTCTGCATTCATATCTAATCCATCAATTGCAGAAAAAGAATCGAAGGTAACAAAATCACCTTGTATTGCATTGTGTCCTGTATCTGCTACAGAAACACTTGTTGTTCCGTTTGTAGTAAAAGGATTACTTACACTAGAGCTTGTTTTTCTTAGTGGTGTTACATCATACGCCGTACCCTCAGAGTATACATAGAATTTTCTATCTGTTCCGAGAGCCGTGTACCTCACACCGTTAAGATCTGTCCACACATGCGTGCCTCTTACAACACCAATAAGTGTGTCAGAAATAAGTTTAAGCCAACCACCTACTTTTTGTGGTAAGCCATAATGAAATCGTACATTGTCAGAATCGACCCAACGTCCTTCTGCACCATATTCTGTGTCTTGTTTATCTATGCCAGGTGCTATGTTTAATTTTGCTAAAGGCATTATGCTATCCTTAAAAATCTAAATACAATTTCACCGCCGCCACCAGCTCCACCGCCTCTAGCACTACTTCCACTGCCGCCTCCGCCGCCTCCAGATCCTCTGCTACCAGCACTACCAGAACTTCCAGAGCCACCGCCACCAGCTCCA